GGCATATGCTTCTGCCTGTAAATTGCTTTTAAAATACGGATCGTTAAGGTATGAAGGTGTTAATACTTCACCTTCTGCATTACGTCCCAACAACATCTGATCTCTATTAAGGGAAAGTAATATATCCTTATCCCTTGCTACAATTCCATTAATTACTGCAGGAATATTTTTTATATTTTCCTGAATTTTCGTATATTTTCTTATTAATTCCCTTATCCCCATAATATAAAGGGGTGGAACTACCCACCCCCTCCAGATAAAATAACAAAATAAAACTATTCGGACTCTTTGGTATCAGATTCCTTAATACTGTCAAATACTTCTGAAAATTTCTCCGTAAGTACGTCCCGGTCAATTCCTGTCCACTCAAAAGCCTTCACACGTTGGCTGACCCATGATGTTTTACGTGACTTTCGTATATCACTTTCATTTACGTCTATCACGTATTTCCCCATTATAACTTTCATGACAGATCGGTTAGTTCATTGATACCTTCAATCCCGGGAATATCTGCATTTAATACAGACGCCGGCGCGATCCTGTATGCTGCAGCGGGTTCAAATGTCAAAGTACCGGTAGATTGATTATATGTAACTGTCGTAGGGGATCCTCCTGAAGCATTTAAAAACATCGTTGCCTTCCACTTCTCCCCATATTCCGAAGTAATGTCTTCTGCTCCGCATGCTGTAATTACAGTTGCCGAGCCACTCGCTGTCCCTTTTTTTAAAGTAACACCTAAAAGTCCGTCAGGGACATTCACAAGACCAACATTTATTGCAGCCATGTTTTTTTCTTCATCTTCGTTATTCGGAGTATAATATACGAAAAGAGACAGATTATATGCAGTTGAACCATCTGTCGGCGTACGTTGTGTGTACAAAGTTCCTTCATATCCTGCGAAAAAATATTCGCTTCCTCTTTTTACTATTGTACCATAGGCATATCCTTCGTCGTCCACTCTAATTACACGTACTTTCCGCTTATTAAATTTTGCCAGTTCTTTATACATGCAATCGCCGGCATTAATCTGATAAGCCACGTTTTTCGCATTTAGGTTTGTCGGTGCTGGGCCTCCGTATGTACCGAGGTCCGGGGCATTGATATCCCCACCGGAAATGGTCATCCCAACGATATTTTTAATCGGATAAATCCGGTTAGGACCGGATTCATAAACATGGGTTCCTAATTCATCGGTAAAATCCGTATCTTCAAGAGGGAAGTACGCATTCAAGCCAGTTACAATCAAAGCTGATACTTTCCCTTCCTGTTTTGCACAACTTTCAGCCCCGGTGAGGGGAGTTGCTGTTTTGCAATTACTTTTAATTTGTCCAATACTCATTCTTCTCTAAAATTTAAAATTCCTTTAATACCAGATGTTACTGCAGCATTCTCGCGTTCGATTGTAAGGAAATCGGATTTGCACAGATTCGTATTAAGCTTTAAAGCCATACCATGTATTTCTATTGCATCAATATTATCTCCGTATCTCTTTATTATTTCTCCGGCGCTCTCTCCAGTAGTAAAAATTTCATAGTATGTATGATCAGGTTTCCCATAGTCTGTTTTGAAATATCTACAAGCTTGTATTTGCCTAATAAACTCTTCATAAACAGGACGGAGCACCTTTTCAAATACTTCGTGTTCCCGTTTTTCAGTCATCCAGGTACTTTTTACAGTACCAACAATTGCAATATTGTAAAATATAGTCACCTCATTCCCCCTGTTTTCTTGCCGGATTGGCTGAAAATTTAAAAAAGAAGGGAATTTTAGTCTTGCTCCGTTCGGATGCTTACCGATTTCAAGTAATGCATTCGATATCTCGTTATTTGTACCCGGATAATGCCACAATAAAAAATGATTGTTTACCAAACAATTTTTACTGTAAGGATAACTTAATAAATTGTCCTTAAACTCTTTATTCCAGTCAAGCGCATTACGAGTACGAAAAACGAGGCTACCGATAAGCTTATTAGGAGAAATCATATTCCAAACGTATTAATGTATTTAAACAACCTTGCATCATCGCCCAATTTCCCGTACAGAACTTCATTCTGATTTACGTATTCCCTGATATCCGCAATCATATCAACCATATCGTTCCATACTCTTACTAGTTTTGGGGATACAGAAACGATAGAAGAATAATCTTTACGGCCTCTAACTTCTCCCTCGGGTGATGTCTGTGTCTGCATGCTCCGGATTGAGTAAAAATACACATAGTTTGCAGCAGGAGAATAACTATTACCCGAACCTGTAAACACAAAAATCTTATTCCTTAACTTACCCCACTCATTCCCGTCTTCTATCTCCTTCATCATTCTGGCATACATCTCACTACCAAGTAATTCATTCATGAATTTCACTTCGTATTTCCCCAAATACCAATCGAAAGACTGTTCGTTAACGGCTTGGATCATCGTTCCAACTCCTTTCGGTTCTACGAATATCAGGTTCGGGATCGACAATTCTCCTTGAAAATATGTGTTATCCAGAAACATATCAGTTACCGCGCGACATTTTTGCAACTCCTTTTTTTACCAACTTCTCGGCCTGTAACCGATGCACAAAATCCTCTTCCCCTTCCTTGTGATATACACTTTTGTTTGTATAAACAATCTTTACCATATCGTCCTTATAAACAACTCTTGCTTCTTTTTCTACCTTTGTTTCCATTGTATTATTTTTTAATATGTTACTAATTTAAACTATCCGGGGACCTAAGCCCCGGAGTTATCTATCCTCCAACTCCTGCCTCAGGAGCTTTTAATGCTTCTTTTACTGTACTGAATGTACTCTTAACAAAAGATCCGGCATTGTTAGATGGTACATAGGATAGGAAGAATAATTCGCCGATAATTGTCATCCGGTTGTGGATAAGATCGTCGTTAACAAGCCCGGTCCTTATTTGTGGTGCTTCTTCTTCAATAAACCATGTATCAGATTCTCCGATAAGGAACGTTCCGGATGCAATACGGGTAGTAGTAATTACACGAAGACCAAGCAAAGAAAATTCTCCGCCATTCTGAATATAGGGCAGAATAAAAGTGCCGTTATTTGCCTGAGTCAATGCAAGTTTCCATTTATCCGCAGGATTAATAATCAGCACGTCCGGTCTATATTCCAAGCTTTCAAGTTGCAGTACTGAAGCAACTATTGCATCAAAATCAGTCGGTGCAGCAATTGTATCATCGAGCGCTGTGGTAGTGTAAGCAGTTGCATTAGACAGCAAATCTTCTGTCAATAGTTTCTCATAGTCTCTCCATACTTTATCATTAAAAAGACGCTGAATTTGGGCCCAGGCACGCGAACGCCATTTTAGCATTTCCTCGGTAACAACGATATAACCAGCAGCTTTTTTTGCATCCACTTTATTTTTAATCAGGCTTAAATGTACCTGTGGTTTTAATCCATTTTCAGACACAACGGCAATAGCTCCTTTTTCGTCTCCTTCTTCGTAAAAGTTAAAAGATTCAGGCACTTCATCAACAACGGTAACATTGGCTATATCATGGATGTATTCCCGGCCACGCCGTTTCATAAATAATTCGTTATTCTCTCCTATTTCTTCCGCAAGAGTTGCTCCGGAAGTAGTGGTTATGCTATTGGATGTAGTCTGAATGTTTGCTGCAGTATGTTCATCTACAGATTTTATACAAAATCCGACTTTATTATCTTTAACCGCAGATACAAATTTGTCGTAATTCTTTTCAAACGCGGATTTTAAACCTCGTGCTCCTTTTACCGGCACTCCTTGCTCCTTCAAACTGGTAATTGTTTTCCCCTGTTCTTTCAAAGAACTCTGCATTTTTTCAAAAGCCTCCTTCGAGATTCCGTTTTCGTCAGCCCAGCTCTTTAATTTTTCCTGCATTTTCTCCATCAGTTTTTCCTCATTGATTTTATTATCAACGTAAGATTTAAACTGAGCATTAAAATGATCTGCCAGCGCTTTTAATCCGGCTCTTTCCTTTTCATTGAAATCGACCCCATCCGGTAACGCAAAACCAACAGGGACAACCCCGGCTAAAACTGCACCTGCACCTAAACCAATTCCACCGGAAAGTACACACAATAGTGCAGCCACGGCAATTAATCCGAAACAAATACATACTAATCGAAAGCTATAGCGGGCCTTTGCACCCGCAAAACCTCCTTTTCTCAAATCTTTAATCATTCTTTTCATTTTCACTTAATTTTGCTAGTTTTTCAAACATATTTCCCTGATTTAAAGTGAGTGGTGGCTGTCCCGCTTGCTCCGGCTCGGCTTCAATATCCACGATGATCTGTTTGATCTTGTTAAACTTATTTTTGTCTTTAATTAATATTTCTTTTAGATAACTCTTTATTTCATCTTCATTTTCCAATTCCCCTATATATTCAGTAAGTTCATTTGCACCCAGGGTAACAACGGAGATTTCATACAATTTTACTTCCTTGACAATAAATGTATCACTTTCTTCATCGTACTCTATCTTATCCCAGACATAGCTAAAGCCGAAAGAAAACTGATTTATATCGCCATCTTTAAGCTGAAAATAAGCACGCTTGGCATTAGGCACAGCATCAAAATTGCTGAGGCGTACAGTCGCATAGGCACCGTCATCCTTTTCTTCAATTTTTATAATTTTCCCAATAGGATCGTGCATGTCATGTTGCCAAAGAAAAGCTATTTTTCTGTTCGTCGACGATTCAGGACCTCGTTCTGAAATTGATTTGGAAAAACATCCTTTGATCAGGATATCCCGGTCGCTGTCAGGCATGCCATAAGCGGCAAATTTAACTTCGATAATATGGTTGTCCGGGTCCACATCTTTCATTTCTTTAGCAGAAAAGTATTTCACCAATACTTTATTGCTATTCATTGCTTTCTTCGCTTCTATTTTCTCCTGTTTCTTGCTCATTTTCTGTTATATTTTTTGCCGTTTTATCCGGTTTATATATTTCTTCATCCATGCCGATAGCTAAACGCCATTCTGCAAGGCTTATTACACCTTGCTCGTATGCAATTTTAAATGCCTGGTTTTGCTTATATATAGTGTCAGCCCGCTCTGATTCCGTCTTTTTAAGACATTCTACATCTGCAAAATCGACGACGAAAAATGCACGATCGATCTGGAAAAAAGAAGTGAATTTTTCTGCGTATATTTTTGCAGTAGGAATTATATTCCCCTGATAAAGTTCGCGTTTAGCCTCTACTTTATTTGAATAAGCTATATTTGTTGTATTTAAAAGTTCAAACGGATAGTTAAATGCTTCGGCAATCCTCTTTATATTATTTTCTATCCCCTCGAACAACATAAGGTCTTTTACATTAAAAGACATTTGCTGCCACGCTAAATCTGCATTAGTAATAATTACAGTATCCTGATTAGACCGAAGTCCGTAATTTGTATTAAATTTACGTTGTAGTCTGTCTTTTTCTTCGTCGTCAATTTGCTGATGTCCTATTGCATCTTTGGATCGGTTTGCCAATATCCCTTGGGCTCCACGGTTTTTGTTAAGTGCATAAATAGCTTCTTCTGCCTGTATAATGTTTCTTACGGATTTATCTAGCCCGACAAGACGGGAACGTCCCCGGATATCGTTAGGAGACATGTTAATGTTTTGGTTCACATCCCTTATATGCAATACATACCTACTATCTACTTCAATTTCTGTCCCATTAACACTTAAGATATATCCTTCTATTATTTCGTCGGCATTAGATTGCAAATACATTTTACCGGATAGTTTTATACTTACGTACTTTGGATTTATCGCCCAAAGTGCCGAAGCATCCTGTATAGAAAATCCATCCGGGACTACAGCATAAACAAATGCTTCCCCATACAATTGCCTGTATACATCCACGAGCATTAAGAACTCCGACCAAGATTGAATTGGATTAGGTTTATCCAGTAATGCGGCAATTCCTTTGTATTTATTTAATACATCATTGTCTTTTTTATCCGTTAACCACCATTTGCCATTAACAAGCGCAGAAGAGTTACGGTTTATAATTGTAGCAATTGAAGAACACTTGTTATAGGCTTCCGTAATACCTGTTATACAGTCTAAATCGATGTGGATATCAGGCAGGCCATTACCGGGACGCCATTCCATAAAAGAATAATTTCGGATAGCTTCTTCGATAGAATCTATCCCTGACCCAACATTTAGTTTGCTCCTAAAACTGAAATTCCTTAGTTTATTTAAGAAACCCATCGCTTGTTTAATTTCAAACAAAAATATATATAAAAAATATTTTAAGCAATATTTTTGATGCAAAATGTTTAAATAATAACAATGTGTTGAATTTAAAAATAAGATCCCTTGGCTAATTCTGTATAACGTATTGCATCCATGATGTGGTTAAATTTATCTACAGGCTGATCGGTAGGGAGCTTATCGGCATCAAGGAGCCATTTGTATTCCTGATATTCGTTCCATCCATTAGCACTAGACTCAGTCAGGTAAATTTTGGCTGATTTTATCTTGTTTATACCGAATTTTATTGAACCAGGGCCTTTTATTGCTGGGACTATATTAAACTTCAATTCAGGAAATTCTTTCCACCCGCGCCGGATTTCTGCGATCCTAAGATCTCCTCCGTTCCCTGTATCTGCAATAATCAGATTATTTTTTCTTATCCCTAAAGCATACAGACGCTGTGCTAAAGCTAAATTATCCAATCCTGTTTCGTAAAGTAGTTCATTTACATACCGATATTGCCCGTCGTATTTTATCTCTACAAACGCATTAGGATCATTACTGTATCCAAAATCAAGTCCATATACTTTAGGTAAATCCAATTTATTATATTCGGAATCCGGAATTGGGAGCCATCCGGAATAAATCCTACCCTTAGAGCCTTCGCTTATTAATCCACAAACCTGGTTATAATAGTAATCAGGGTTATTTTCTAAAAAAGACTCGAATTTCGATATTGTAGACTTTTGAATATTAGATATATTGTCTTTGTAAGTACTCCATACCGAAAGGACATCGGAAGTTGCCTTTGGGATAGCACGGAAGAATCCTTCAATATCACTTTCTATTAAATTATAATCCCTCCAGATCCAATGCCGCTTCGAAGGCGGATTAAATACCCTTATAATTTGTACTTTATCCGCTTTAACCGTACGCAACGACAAATCAAGCTGATCAAAGTCTGACTCGCCAATTTCGTCGCATTCTTCTATTAAGACATGTGTAGCACCTGCCAAGGATTTCATTTTTGCTGTTCTGCTTCCATCCTTACTAACTCCTTTTGCTAAAATTGTGTTGCCGGTCGGTAGGTAAGTTATACGCATGTCATTATCGCGTATCTGAAAATCGTCGATATTAATACTTTTATTTTCTTCAATCCGGTCCTTAAAATCCCGGAAAAGACTATCCCGGACGTCGGATAAAACCTGCCGGACAAAATAGCCACGGAAATATTTAGGTTGCGTTATAAGATTTAGAAAATAATCTGTCCCGAAATGTGAACCACCCCGGCCACGTCCGCCCCAAATATCTATATACCTCTTGTCTGTATTAAAAACAGGTGCATAAATACGATTAAAGCGGAAAACAAGGTCCATTATTATTCCTCCTTTTCGTTGTCGTAGTTTTCGAATATAATCCTGTGCGTATCTATTGTAGAACGAATATTAATAGCTTCTCCTTCCGGCGTGCTAATATTCTGCTTATCGATAAGGCCCAGTTTGCGGGAAATTATGTTAGCATTAAAAGCACCTACTGCAGCACCTTCAAATTGTTGCGTTTCTATAATTTTTTCAATTTCCGAAATGACACAGGAAAAATCTATATGGTTAGCAGCCTTAAAATCATACCAATACGACGGCGAGGTTCCAATATATACCAAGAAACCCATTAACGAGTAAGGTCGTTCCGTGGGTATTTTTACAATCTTCCCGACCGACTTACCATTTTTTATTGCTTCCGACTTATACCAGGGATGTTTATCACACCATTCAAAATATTCACAGGCTGCTTGCCAAAGTAGATCGGGCGTGGCAAATAATTTGTCTCGTCCATGTTTACTTCTTAATTTCCAAAACTGATTTCCTTTTGGTGCAGCCATTTTTACATATTGTTTATTTTACAACAAAATTATATGATTTTATTTATAAAACAAACAATATGTATATAATAAAACGATAAACAGATAATTTCTTTGTAAGAATAACAAAGCAAATTACAACTTTAAAACTTGCGAATACATAGTTGTTTTTATTTACACTTATTCCAAATAACGCATTTCATGGAAAATATTTTGAAAAAGTATTGCATAATTCAAAACAATGTCTTATCTTTGTATCGAAGAAAATGAATAAATAATAATTTAAAATTTAAAAATATGGAAACTTTAGAACAAATTAAGGACATCTGTAGAAGAGAAAACAATTTTGGTATGAATATAGAACAATGCAAAATCTTCGACAAATACACAGATATGTTGTACGAAGCGTGGGAAACGTGGAGCGACGATGTAACAAAGGAATTTTGGGAAAGCGACGAAAAGCCGGATGAACCTACCGATTCTTTTAAAAAAGACTTTTTTAATAATTTCTGTTTTGAAGAAGAATTCTAATATAGAGAGGCTAAAAGTATTAAATACGATGTAATCGATGGCATCGATTTTACGAAAGAAGAATACGAAGAAAAGACTGTCGGCAAAGGTTATGCAACTTTCGTCGAGTTTGTTGATAGAATAGTCGAAGATACTATCGAAAATGGTGGAAGTATTGAAGACGCTGTTTTTATAGCAAACGATGCTTACGACAAATTGTAAAAAAAAGAAGTAATGGAAGAAAAGAAGCAACGTGGCGGAGCCAGACCAGGGGCAGGGAGAAAGAAAGGGAAGACGATGCTACCGATAAGTTTTCGCATAGAAGAAAATATATTGCAAAAACTTAAGGATGTAGGTAATAAAAATAGATTCGTAAACATCGCCATCCGGGAAAAGCTGGAGCAAATGGAGACCTTTACAAAAGAGGGGGACGAAGTAGAATAGCGAGGTTAAGCCCAGCTATTCTACTTTTAAAGTTACAGATTTCCCGCAGTGCGGACAGGTAATACGGACACTACTACTTTCTTTCTCTTTAAATAACTCAGAAACCGGGACATCTAAAGCCTTAGCTATTTCGCATAACTTTTGTAATGTAAGATTCCGGTTTAGCAGCATAGATAAACCAGGCTGTGTTATTCCCATCCGTTTGGCTAACACCTGCATGGTTATTCCTTTCTCCTTTGCAATCTCTTTTACTCTTAGCATATATGTTATATTTAATATTATCGACAAAGATAGATAAATAATGTATATATGGAAAGAATTTCATATTTTTCAGCATATAAGTGAAAAATATTTTTGTTTTTTCTTGTATGATATTAATATATATGTTATATTTGTATCGAAATAATAACACATGATTTAAATAAAAATAAGGCTATGAAAATTTATAACTACAAAACAGGTAAGGCAGTTTTCGTAAACAACGAAAAAATAGAAATTAGTAATAAGGTTGCTGAAATTTTGGAAAACTACACTATGTTTCCTGAAAACATGTATCAGGATTTGGGTATTGAAAAACGCCCGTTTGTACAGGATAAGGATGGAGACGTATTAAAAATGGCAGAATCTACCGAACTGGAAAAATTCGAAAATAATGGAGAAAATAACTTCAATATCACCTTTATGCTCTATAAAGGGGTTGTATTTGGAGTTTACGGTGAATACGAGGGACAGGATGCAAACTGTCTTAAACAGTTTGATCTGAATCAGGTTTATAATGAATTTAAAAAAAATTATGGAGATGAGTAAAATATCAACGAGATAATATCTCGTTGTGATGTATTTGAACAAATATTATGTTTTATCCGAAGAACACAATTGAAAGGGATAGACATAAGTTTTTGAGGAGCAAATATAAGTTTTTGAGGAGCATAAAAAAGAGTTTTAATTCTACCCTAGTTCAATTAAAAGAATATAAGTTTTTGAGGAATAGACGTAAGTTTTTGAGAAGCATAACAAAAAAAGAGTTTCAATTCTACCTACTTTGAAAACAAATAAATAAAAGGATATGAAAAGATTAATCGTACTGAGAAGAAATGAAGAAGATAATAGAATGTATATTATCGAAGAAAATAAGTTTGAAATGACACTCCTGTCGGAATGCTATGACAAATTTGGACAAAAAATCGGCAAAGAAAATGCCGAGGACTATTGTCTGGAAAACAACTACTGCACCGAACTACGGGAAAAATTCCTGAGCGATTTAAGGGTTGCAGGGTTTGAGGTAGAAGAGGATGCAGTAGAAGATATTATTGAAAGTGAAGACAACTCTGTTAAAGAGTTCGTTGAAAACTGGCGTGATGAAAACGAGGCTTACACAGAAGCCTTAGCCTACAATTACTGGGATGGTAATAACTGGAGGTCGATAATTTTAGACGATGACGCTAATGGTTATAGCGTTAACTACGAAAAGGTAGAGCAAGAACTTGCTGAGAAAGTTCTTGCAGCGTACGAGAATGCACTTTTCCCCGAATACGAATTTGGGAAAAGTGAAGTAGAGTCGGATGGTTTTACATTCCTAAAGACCCAATATCCCAACGATCCCTTTTTAGCTACTATTACTATATTATAAAAGTTTCAATTCTACCTAGTCCCATTAAAAGAATATAAGTTTTTGAGGGATAGACGTAAGTTTTTGAGGACATAAAAAATAAAGTTATGAATACAGAGTTAAAAATTTTCTTAGTAATTGTTGTAATAATATACTCATTTATTGGGTATCGTATATACATGGAAAGTAACCAAAATACCCAAGTCAGGGAGAGTAATATTGTTAACCAAGATATTGAAACAAAAGAATGCAGTAAACAAACCACAAGCTCAAAAAACATCACTCGAGAGTATTTTGATGGGCATTATTACATCGTATTTTCCCCAAATTATTACAAAATGGGGGTGATTCATGATCCGGACTGCCCATGTAATAAATAATAAAATAAAGCCTTGCGATTGCAAGGCTTTATTCTTGTCTAAAAGTTTCTGAATTATAAGGATACAGCACTTAATTGGGAACTTTTTTAGGTTTTCTACAAAATATTTTCAGCACCTAAAAATACGATATTGCCGAATTGACAGGTGTTGAATAAAAAATAATTTATTTCACCTTCACTAGTGTATTTTCTTCCATGATTTTATATATTTGTGGTGTCCACTGTAATCGGAATTGAAATTTGTTTTTTAAGAGGTACACTTAACCTCTTGAAAATTTTAATTGAACCATAACAGTGGACATTTTTATTTCAACACTACTTGCAATTTCAAATAATAATGTATATTTGTAATCCCTTCTGCATTGGAATTGAAATATGTATGTGGCTGTTTTATTATGCCTTGAATTGTACCAGCAGAAGGGATTTTTAAAAGAACATTACTGTAATGGAATTGAAATATATATAGGGCTGATTGTCTTAATTGTCTTAAATCGAACCAACAGTAATGTTCTTCTGTTTTTTTAAAATTTAAAACGATGGGAATTGAAGAAAAAATTGTCGACCTGTTAGGGAATTATGTTTCATGTGCATCTCTAACCGAAGAACAGAAAGAATTAACACCTGAACAGAAAGAGTTTTATCAGGCGGCGGATATTTGTTTTGAAATCCTGACAAGGACAAAATTAATATCCGGAATAGTAATAAAGCGGCCGGATGAATTCAAAGAGGTATGGGAAGAAGATAAGCCTGAGTTTGATTTTATGTCTAAATACGCTATTTCTACCTGCGAAATAGCTGATGAAGTCATAAAAAAAATCCGGGAATGAGAATAAAAGTAATCCTAAATGCCGATCCCGGAGATTTTATTGATATTAATTATCAATACAGCTTAGCAGCCTGGATTTATCGCGTTATGGATAAATCGAATTCGGGATCTGCAGAATTTTGGCATAATTCCGGGTTATCATTTTCTGAAACAGACAATCGGCGTTATAAATTTTTTACATTTTCTAATCTGTATATTCCGAAGTTCAGGCTGGAAGGAAGGAGAATGTATATTTTGTCGGATTATATTTCATTCATTTTCTCTACATATATAGATGAAATTGGATGTGATTTTATCGGGGGATTATCTGAAAACCCCGGATTTTATGTTGGTAAATATCTTAAAGTAAAAGAAATACAGGTATTAAGAGAAGATGATATTAAATCAGGCGTAATACTAAAGGCCAAATCTCCTATTTACGTTCAGTCGGATAGTCTGCATTTAAATCCGATAGAACATAAAGATATTTACTCTGCTGCAATACACAAAAATTTAGCTTCTAAATATAACGTATTTTATAAGTCTGACCGCCACGATTTTATTCAGACCTCTGTAACGATTGTGTCTGGAATTAGACAAAAACTGATTACTATAAAAGAAGGGAAGGATTCAGAGACTAAAATTAAAGGATTTCTCTATACATTTAAAGTCGAAGGTGATCCGGACCTGATCGAAATAGGTTATAAATGCGGATTTGGGCAAGGGAATGCGATGGGGTTCGGTTTTGTCGATGTGATAGAACACAAAACCACTCAAAAGGCTAGAATATAATTTTATAGATAATTAATTAAAAAGACCGGGACTATTCCCCGGTCTTTTCATACAATACATAGTCTATTACTTTTCTATTTGCTTCGTCTACTTGTGTGTAGTCATATTCACGGTATTTCTCAATAACTTTTTGCGACGACCGCATTTGTGCTTTGTCTATTGTTTCGTCTGGTATTCTGAGTTTACCTGCAATTGTGGCCCACGAATGGCGGGCATAGGCAAAGGTAAAGTATTGTATTTTATCCTTCGAATCGCGCTTGTTATTTATTTTGTCTATTGATTCTCTGATGCTTTCGTTTACTATGCGTAAAAGCGTTGCACGGTCCGTATATAACGTTTTTATCAATCTTGTTTTTGATGAATCCGCATATCGATTAATAATCTCTATTATTTCCGGTTGAAGTGTAAGTTTTAGCTTTACTTTATTACCGGCTTTTCTGAATGTCTTTAGTCTTTTTACATCTATTCCCCTCTCAAAATATGGCATATAAAATATATCTTTCATGTTCATACCGCACAGAAAGAACGACAAGAATAGAAAATCTCTCCCTATTCCCGTTGTATCGTAAATCTGTTTCAATACACCTGCTTCAATACACCTTATTTCCGTGTCGTAATCCGAAGGTATTTTGAAATTTCGGAAAGGGTATAAGTCGGCACTTATCAAACCGTCTCCAATTGCAATATTAAAGATTCTCTTTATATTCCGGAGATGCTTATTAAAGGTTACTTCCTTGCCTTTGTACTTTAAGAAATACGCCTTTAACTGGATAAGAGCGTTCCTGTCTATACTTTGGAAATGAATAATTTCGGATTTGAAAAATTCAATCATAAGGTTTTTTGTTCCTTCAAAGGTAGAAGCATATCCGCTTCTTTTTAATTCTTCGGGTGCTTCTTCATTTTTAAGGTCTTCTATTTGCTTTGAGATAACCCCAATGAAATCAGATACAGATTTTAGAGGTTCTTGGGATTTAGAATTGATATTGTCGTAGGTGACAAATAACTGCTTTAAGGTTTTGACGGATGCATTTTTTACCGAATCACCGAGTTCTTTATAATAAGTCTCATATCTGCTTTTTTGAGCAAATAGATCTGAATTCCATTTTGCTGCTTCTTGGAATTCCTTCTTTATTATCCCATTATCAGGGTCAAAAAAAGTGGGTTCGATATAATAGGTAGTTGGAATAAAGGTGGGGTCTTCCCCTTTTTTCTTAATCTTAATTTTAATATTCCCTTTCCCTGTTTTTCCTGAAACGTCTCTTAGCACTACACTTAATTCCATAATGTTTATAATTTTTTAACTATTAAATGGGCTAAAAATAGCCTTTAGACCTAATTTTGAACGTCATTTTTTATGAATTGTTTCAAAAACCTTGAAAAATTTCTACTGGATTTCTACTGGAATACCCCTCTTTTGGGCACAAAAGTGTGCTTTTTGTTACCTAATCAGGTAGAGTAAGAACAACAAAAAAGGTGTTAGAATCTAATCTAACACCTTGATTTTCAAATTGTACTCGAGGCGGGAATTGAACCCGCACGGCCGCAATGGCCACAGGATTTTAAGTACTAATTTGTGTCCTTATTTATATGGTTGAAAATCAATTTGTTAGATTATTTTTGATAGAAATTTCTACTGGTTTTCAACCGGACCAACATTCCCGTCTAATCCGGTACCTGATTCTATTGTTATATTTTCTCCTTGGGTCATTTCACCTGACTCATGCGTTATCCCAATATTGGTGTCAATATCTTCAATAGGGATGTCTTTAACCTTAATGTTAATTGTGGTTAGTATGTTTCTTTTAAAAGTTATATCTTTATTAATTAAATCAATAACAACTCCATTATCTTTTTCCCATGATACAGATAATGGAATTGTTTCAGAATAATCATCACTTATCCATGAACCAGTATTTGGATATTTATGCCCGAATGTAAATATATCTTTTACTTCGTAATTACTACCATAAGCAATTATTAGTTCAGGTGCCCCTTGCAGATTTATGTGTAACTTTCCTTCAGTAAGACCTTCGGCAGTAAATTTTGCACCAAAACAAACTCTTTTCATATTTATAGAAATAACACTATTTTCCGAAGGGACGTAATCTGATGCTTCTCCATAATATCGTTCAATATTGGGAACATCAAAAAGCATTGGACCATTTTTATAAATTGCGGCATTCCCTTTGTCTAATCCGTCAAAATATAATTCATTATATTCAAATACATTGTTCAATTTATATTCCTTGTTGTCAACATAATATGGATGACAATACCCATCCATATTATACCATATAGTCCTAACACCATTAGGGACCATCGATACTATGAATTTATATGTTTCATTAGACTTTAGTTTTATTTTTAATAATGCTCTATCATCAAAAAGTCCATGAGCATAAGGTTTATAGTCAGTTTTAGAAGTCTTTGAATACACCTGAACGCCATATAGATCATTTCCGCTTGCTTTAGACAATGGAGATTCTTCTATATCTATTTCCCCTGTTAACCCTAAAGAAACAATGTATTCTTTAGGTTCCTCTGGTATTGGTTCTGGCTCCGGTTCTCCTTCACTGACTGAAGAACATGCCCAAAATGTAATTATACAGATTAAGAATAATAGATTTTTCATGATGTCTCTATTTAGCACATTTATAAATTAGTTTTTCTTTTTCTTGTTCTTAAGTAATTTTTTCTCCTCTGATTGTAAACGCCTTTCCACTTTCTTTACATCCTCGCCTGCATCCATATTTTCCGGAATAATACCACGGCCCAGTAACATTTCCCGGACAGCTGCATTATTGTCCACATGCTCTTTTTCAATAGAACTATGACCCCGCAAATCTTTTTGTTCTACGTTTACCGATGTCATTTCAGCAGCAAAATCCTTTGCTTTAATACCAATAGTCGGCAAGAAGTCAGCTAAAGGACGGCTATCCGGAGCTCCTAATTTCCGTTTCAGCAGGGCTGTATCAAGATGAAATAATGCCCAGTCTCCCTTCGACCGGATAATAGCAAACCCCTTACTATCTACTCCGCGTTCGTATAATACACCTGATAACCGTTTCTCTGTCTCTGCAAGCTTCGCCCTTGCCTGTACACGCTCATAATCAATCAGACGTTTTTGCACCAATTCAGCGCGGCGGGTCTGCACGGCGAAATAATTTTGGGCAAATGCAATCTGTGGCTTGCGGGGATCACCATTCTGCGCAATTAAGTAACAAGCATATCGGGTAAGCATGTAGTCATCTACTTCGCGCTCCGATCCCGAACCAAGTGACACCATTTTGCGGACGTTCGCAAAATGGTCTTCAACCGATTCTCCAGCGCTTTCACACGCACTTTTTGCCTTTTCAATAGCAGGAATAAAGTTGCGCCATTGGGTATATCCTAAAATTGAATGGAGCTCACGTCCGCTCCAACACTCTACTCCGTCGTACAGACAGACAATGGATTCAAACCGTACAAATAGTTCTTTTATTTCTTCTGTTTTCATTTAGCACGTTTATATTTTAGCACACTCAAAATTTAATCCCCTGATACCTTTTGCAGTTGAATAATCCTGCCGGTTTTTTCATCGACCTGAGCAATCTTATTGACCATCGCCTGCAGTATTTTACTTTCAGCTTCGTTCCTTTTTGCCACTTCGGTAAACTGTTTATCCATAAGAGTATATAGTTTTGTAAATTGCTCAACCATAGCTAATCTTTGCTCTTTTAGTTCTGCCATCATTGCAACTCTTTGTTCTTTCATTTCTACCCGTTGTTCACTCATTTGCAGGTGGAAGGACTTCAATTGGCTATCCATATTGGACGACACGAGCTTCATAAATTCTAATATCTCACTCATTGGAACGTCTTGATTTTCGTTAGTACTTTCCGTATTACGTTCCTCTGAAATCGTTTGTTTCAGATTATTTTCTGAATTTTCAGAAATATTTTTAAGCATTTCCCCGTCACCTGTTAAAAGCCATTCCGCGGAAATATCATTGCAAGTCGAAATTATTTTCCGAACAACATCCAAAGACAATTTTCTATCTCCAGTCAATTGCTGATTGAGAGTGTTTTGTTTCACACCTATCATTTCTGCAAAGGAATTTGTAGAACATTGCTTATACTCTATTATTTTTTTTACTCTATCTATCATTTAATCCTATTTTTTTATTTTATCTCAAATGTGATTCTTATTTTTGTATCAAATTATATTTACTATTATGAAAAAGAAACCAAACAAACCAACCAAATTGAAAAGTACACCAGAAATGGACAAGCTTTTTATAGAAATTAACCATGATTTTTTTAATCTATGGTATTCTGACGAACCTTTACTGAAACCGAAATCTTGTCCAATAATTCGTAAAATCTGTCAATTTTTTCTGGGTCATTAACTTTACACCTAAGTTTTAATATTTATTTATAGACATATTTGATAGATTAATAAAGATTTAATTTAGCACGTTCATTAAATATTATACTAAAAAAAATGAATTTTTGATAATGTATTCCTTAGTCGATTCATCATTTATTATGCAGTGATTATCAATCCATTTATAAAAATTCCTACCTGGGATGTCGCATAAAAATTCAAAGCACTTTTTGTTTTGTTCTTTAGATTTTTGCAAATACATTTCACAGGAATAATCTATAACGCTAACGAAGTCAGAATACAACATTTTTGATATTAATTCGCTATCATCATCACTTCTGATATTGTTATGTTTCATTGATAGAATTTCATAATCCATAGGGATTTTGCCATTAAATCTACTTTGTAAATATTCAATATATGGTTTAGGAATTTTATCTGTACTAATAGGAGTAAAAATATATTTTCCCTTATATTTCACCATTGATATATAATATTCTATATCGTACTCTTCTTTTATAGAATTTGGATCTTTTAAAATGCACATTTCTTCAAATTCATCACTAATAACATTTTCATAAACGGTTCTGGATTTACTGAACGAGCCTTCAAAGCATACATGAATATCCACATTTTTCACCCCTTTTTTAGGAATGAATCTGATGTCCGCATATATCTCGCTTATTTCGCCATTCAAAGGAGTTATATTCATTCCGATGTCACAAAGGAATCCATATCTTCCCTGGCGTTTCTTATACCCGACAAACTCCATTTTAACGTATTTGCTTAAAGAATTGTCCAATATAAATTTATTATAATGCGCTATGATTGAATCCATTTTATTATAAGCAAACGGGAATTTTTCATTCCATTGAATTATTATAGTTTCTAAATCAATAAAAGATGTGTCAAGAATTGTATTGACATACTTATATAATTGTTTATAGGTCAAGTCGCAATATTTTACTTTTTGGGTTTCGGAATTCATTATATTAGAAATATTTTTCCTAATTAACTCATAGAAAGATACAAATAAGGTATCCTTCTTGTGTATAGACTTTAAGTCTTCAATACTTAATTCTTCATTAATAGTTTTATTTAATGGATTACTACACCCTATAAAAAAACATGCTAACAACATCATCAAAAATGAAATAGTAGTACGTTTTCGGAAAATTAACAACGAAAACATCATAATATATTTAATTTAGTATATTTATAATAATTTCAATTTTGCTTCCTTTGCTGATAAAGCTCTATTACTTTAGATATCTTTTTGTCATCCCCACTATTTACGTGATCAAATATTTTTTTTAGAAATCCATTTTGATCATTTATTATATCTAATTGTCGGTTTATTGCCTGATTATTGAGACGAGTACTTTCAGCACTATTTTTTTCTTGATCCTTAATAATACTTAACTGCGCATTCATTGTATCAGTTAGCATTTTTACTACTTCGGTGAAGTCACTCATAATATCTTTTATTAACGTTAATACTTTTTCATCAGTATTAGTTATACGCTCTTCACTAAAATTTGTTTCTTTTTTACTCATGTTAACCAACCTTTTTTTGTCCAGGAATATTATTTTCAGAAATAAGATCATCTATTTTCTTGCACAACGTTTGAAGATATTTTCCTTGATTATCAAGTGATTTTTGTAAAGATTCAATCTTATTAAACATTTCCTTCTGTTCTTCAATATGTTTTTGCTCTTTACTATTAGTCACTTGTTTTAATATATTAGCCTGATCACTGATCACAGACAATAAGGACTTAATTGTTTCGGTCTCACTTTTATTTGCCTCTGGGACTTCGGGAAGCTGAATGTCATTTTGTGAATCTGATTCGGAAATATTTTTAATCATTTCTCCTTCTCCACCAAGAAGCCATTCCGCAGATATATTCAATGATTTATCACCAAATATTTTTTCTAAAACATCAGCTCTTGGAGTACTAAGCTTACCTCCAACAATGTCTTTTAAAGTTGGTTGTGGTACATTTATTTGTCTTGCAAACGAACTAGTATTTCCATTAAATAATTCATTCACAATTCTTTTAATTCTATCATTAATTGTACCCATATTCGTTATTTATAATGTTTATAAATAAATGATATATCATTATTTTTGGCACTATATGTTTTGAATTAATGAAATATCACCATATCTTTGCCTTGTGATTAGATGAAAACACTAATCCATGAGCATAAAAAATAAATAATATACAAACATAATAAAAATGGATGAAATAGCAATTAATAAACCAAAAACTTTAAAAAGCCAGATTTTAGATATGCAGGCTGGAACGTGTCTTTTTGTCCCATTCCGGGAATATACAGAGATGCACGTAAGAAAAATAGTAAGGTTTCTTAATCGGGATGGATATTCTTATAAAGCAACGAGTGCGGGTGTTATAGATGGAATTAATGTTATACGCTTAAAATAATTATGAACCTGATCCTCCGAAATACCGATCGTATCGAAATGTCGATGGCTGAATTTATTGATTTCACCAAGAGCGTTGTCAAGGAAGCCGTTGCCGAAACTTACGGGGAATATATGAGCCGGAATGAAGCAATTAGGCATTTGGGCAGTCGGAAAAAACTGGAGCAAGCAATCAAAATGAAGTTGATTAATCCTGATAAGGGAAATGGGAATCAGAAATGGCGGGTAAAAACCCGGGAAGTCATTGAAGCATATAAAATAATTGATAAACTATGAGAACTTTTTCAATATTAGCCTTTCTTCTTGCCCTTGGAATATTAGGATGCAGTATTTACGGAGGGCAGTACCATAGTCTTCCTTTCGCAATAATGTCCGGTATTTTGGGTTGGGCGATGTGGCCGGAGAAGAAACAGGTAAAACCATACCGAAGTTATAGAAGTTGGGACACTAAAGATACGTAATGGCGGAGGAATTTAGCAAGGTTTGGTCCGGCTTAAACAAAGTAAACCTAACACCGCCCCGGGTGGAAGTAAGGGGCAGATGCGACACTGTAAAGCCGTGAGTTCTTTGGTCCGGTGACATTCTTTTCTTTACACCACAATATCTCCATTCACACCGGACCTTTTTTAAGTGACATATAAAGTACATTGTAGCCCTAGTCCTGTCGGGAGATAGCACGAAAGGCAAAATTTTAAAAGGGAAAAGTTATGAACGACAATGCAAATGTAAATGTAAGTGACAAAAAGGATAAAGAAATTGAAAACTTAAAAAAGCAGCTCGATGCTGCAAATACATCCTGGAACAGATACTTTCAGGAATGTGAGACACTGAAACAGGAATTATCGAGATATAAGGAACTTGTAAAGGCTCAGAGTGCTATTATAAACAACAATTAATCAGTCCGGGGCAGCCAATTGTAACTGTGGCCATATATATAGGTTGCTCCGGCAAAGGGTCGGTTGTCCGAGTGGTCAGGAGCTAGTCCGCAAAACTGGGTACGCGGGTTCGAATCCCGCACCGACCTCAGAATTTAAATTTTAACAAAAATGAAATACAAAGTAGGAGACAAAGTAATAATTAAACCAAAAGAAGAGTTTGTACATTCTAAATATCGAAATCCACATGGATCCATGGACATATATTGTGGGAGAGCGGCTGTTATTGTATCCCAAGGTTTTGATTATTATAGAATAGATATAGATGGAGGACTTTGGAATTGGTACGATGATATGCTTGAAGATAATAATGTAGGAATGTATGGGGAACTAAGAGGATTTCCACAAGCTTATTTTTCTGGGACATTCTCCATGACAGAATCGAATAAAAAAACACATTCTATAGACCTAATAGGCGAACATAAATTTTTAACCTTAAAAGTGGAATCATGAAAAAACTGAAAGCAATTTTATCCGGAGCTAATTTTATCGACAGATTATTCGATCTGAGGGAAAGAGATGTTAAACGTTCTTTAGAATCCGCGAGCGATGACGCAGAAAGACAAATGACGGAAGCCGAAATCCGATACGAGGAACTTTGTAAAAAATTGGGAGAAAAGGAAGTCAACTACACGACAACAATCAATCAGATGTTGGAGCAAAAAGACATCATCCGCCGGGCAAAAGAAACAATTGAAGCCGTGAAGGCAATCAAAGACGATTTGGAATCAGAGGTTGAATTAAAAGAGGAAGACAAAAAGAAAAAATAACTGGCAGCCCGGGAAGACGGGCAAAAATAGAGATGCGCAGTGGAGTGCTTTTGACTTTCGAAAGGTGCACATGGTAGAAAGTACGGTACGTGAAATATAAGGAGTAATTAACCTTAGAAATAGCGCAAAAGGGTGAGACCTTTATTGGGTGTTCGAATCGCCCCATCTCCACAACCCTAGTACTTTGGTATGAATGATTGTACAGCTTATGTGACACGGACAGGATACGTTATGCAACCTGTGACAGCCGGAAAGGATAGAGATACGACGGCACGGACGGGAATAAGTTCACTAAACGGTCGAGGCAATCTGGCAGCCCGGAAAGACGGGCAACCCGCCTACTTAGCTCAGTTGGTAGAGCATCGGTTTTGTACTCCGAAGGTCATCCGTTCGAACCGGACAGTAGGCTCAAAAGTAAGGCCGTTTAGTTTGATGACGTGACGGCCTTACAAAAAACTCCAAGCTCTTTGACATGTTGACAGACAATAAAAAACACGCAGTTTGTCGCTGCGGGCTGGTGAACTACCGGGCAATACTCCGGTAGTGGCGAAAGTCGCGTGTCAAAGGCGCATTAAGCCAGCAACGGGTTGTACTGGAGTACTTAGAAAGAGGTTCGATTCCTCTTACCCGTCACATTTCAAACAACAAAACAAAAGTATGGAAAATAATCAAAAAACACAAGAGCAGCATCTTACCCATTGGAAAAGACTAGTAAATCCTGATTATCTAGGGGTATATTCTTTGGATAACGGGAAGGACATGACATTAACTATTGACCGGATCGTCCGGGAAGTAGTAACAAGTACTGGAGGCAAAAAAGAAGAATGTACAGTAGCTTACTTCAAAGAAAAAGTAAAGCCGATGATCCTAAACCGTACCAATTCAAAAATGATTCAGAAAATATACAATACCCCTTACATTGAAGAATGGGCAGGGAAAAAAATAACTGTATATGCGTCCGCGACAAAACTTGCCGGAGAAGAAGTTGAATGTCTTCGTATCCGTCAGCTGGTTCCACAAAATCCGGTTTTGAAAATAGAGGATAAAGTGAATTTCGATAAATGTAAATCTGCGCTGCAAAACGGATATACAATCAGTCAGTTACGGACCAAATGGACAATTACTAAAGATGTAGAGCAAGCTTTGACCAATGAAGGAATTTAAAATCAGATGTTCGCAAATAGGGAAAATAATCGGCACTGGAAAGGGAAATCCGCTAACCAAAACTGCCATGTCTTATTGCAAGACATGGCTAAAAGAACAACTATACTGCCGACGTTATGAGTTTCGTAGCAAATATACGGACAAAGGGCATATTGTTGAAGATGAATCAATCGACTTTATCGGCGATCAACTCGGGTTAGGATTTTTGATAAAGAATGACAAACAGTTCGAAAATGACTACTTTACCGGAGAGCCGGACATAATACCGCCTAATATTGATTTGGTCATAGATGCTAAAAATAGTTGGTCTTGGGAATCATTCCCCATACTTGAAGAAGAAATTCCCACATTGGACTATTATTGGCAATTACAAGGATATATGAGCTTAACAGATAGGCATCATGCGAAACTTGTATATGTATTGTCGGATACTCCTCAACATCTTATTGAAAGAGAAGCTCGAAGATACTGTTATGACAACGGTTTTGAAGAACTTGATATTGACATATACAACAAGTTCTTAGCAGATATGACGTATACAGATGTTTCAAACAACTTAAAAATAAAAGTATTTGACATTGAGCGTAGTAATGAAGACATTGTACTTGCCAAAAATAAAGTAATTGAGTGCAGAGAATACATTTCAACCCTATTAAATCAAATAAAATGATAGAACTACAAGCTATAGGTAACATCGGCAAGGATGCCGAGCAGAAAACAATAGGCGGCAAGTCATACGCCTCATTTTCAATCGGTGTAACAGAAAAAACATCAGACGGGAAAGACAAGACAACATGGCTCCGGGTAATGAAATACGACAGCGAAGGTAAGTTGACCGCATACCTTACAAAAGGGAAAAAGGTTTGGGTACGTGGCAATCCCTACTTTTCTGCTTATGTCAGTAAAAACACAGGTGAAGCCATCCCGGACACGACTATATGGGCTGACAAACTCGTGTTCTGTTCTTCAGGAGAAAAGCAGAATGGACAGCAAGACACCGGACGGCAACCGCAAGAACAGCAAACAACGGATAACTATTACGACGATCAACTTCCTTTTTAATCATGAAAACAAAAATTTGCATTAGATGCGGCATTGAAAAATCTATATCTGAATTTTACGTTCATCATGAAATGAAAGATGGTCATCTGAATAAATGCAAGATGTGCTGTAAAAAAGATGCTGCTTTTAACTATAAAAAGAAAAGCAAAAATGTGTGGTTTATCGAAGCGGAAAGAAGAAGAGGTCGAGAGAAATACAAACGATTGAATTATAAAGAAAAATATCCTCCAGATAAATTAAAATCCAACGCAAAAACAAAAAACCTACACAGATATCTAATATCGGCAGGATATGATATGAATATGAAAGAAGCTCATCACTGGAATTATGACTTACCAAAACAAGGCTTCATTTTGACGAGAAAATGCCATAAGTTAGTCCATAAATTTTTGACATTTGACGCCAAAACAAGATGTTTTAAATGGGGAGACATAATTTTGGACAGTCTTGAAAAACATTATGATTTCATAAAACATGTGTTCGATGAAAATAATGTTAATTCTGATATCATTTGCTTTAAGCTATGAAAATCAAACTCCTTAACACTTCCGTCGGTCTGAAACCGTTATACGATGAAGATTTAGAGGAAAAGAAAAAGTTGAAAATCGGAGAGGTTTACGAGGCCACTATCAAGCGGCCTCGAAACCTTTCCTTTCACCGAAAATATTTCGGACTCATTAACCTTGCCTGGGAATATCAGAATGAGATAGCGGTAGAGCATTTCAAGCACAGCATCGAACTATTCAGAAAAACGGTAGAAATGGCAGCCGGATGGTGTGAGCCGATATACTCGATTGCCCGGAAAGAGTGGATTGAAGTTCCGAAGTCTATTGCTTTCGATAAAATGGACGAAGACGAATTTCAAAACCTATACGAACGTGTAAAGGACGTATTATTTAAATACTTCCTCAAAAACATTTCAGTTGAAGAATTTGAAAAGAACCTTATTAATTTTTGATGAACTCATACATGACCAGCTCCGGCGAATATGTTCTTAAATCGGTCATAGACCGCCGGATTAGAGCAGCCAAAGAAAAGAAGATAGCCCAGATGATTGAAAAATATGGCTATCTTTTCTGTGAGGAATGTCATAGAAATGAGGCTGCAGGTATTCCACTTGATTGTTCACACGATATTCCAGTAAGTGAATGTCAAAAAAGAGGCCAATCGGAATTAGCCTGGGATGTAAATAACATTACAATCAGGTGCCGGGAATGCCACCACAAACATGATCATCAATCACAATTTAGTTTTCCATGAAAATCCCATCTACCCTTTCTGCTCAAATCCTTTCCTTTCTATTTAAGGATAAAGCCGGACTAATCAGGCATCTCAAAGAGATACAAGATAGCCCGGTTTCTTTTTCGGATGTAAAAGGGAGGGAAAGACAAAGGAAGGCGGGGATACTGGTTAAGAAACTTGAAAAATTGAAACATTAAAATTATGACAGCAACCTATTTTGAATCCACAGTAAAATACGAAAAAGTAAATGAGGATGGCAAAGCAAAGAAAGTGACTGAATTATACCTCATAGATGCAATGAGCTTTTCGGAAACAGAAGAAAGGAGTTGCAGGCAGTTATCCGAAATAGTTCAGGGGGATTACCTCATTCAATCCCTGAAACGGTCAAAAATAACAGAATACATTGAATCAAATGACGAAAACGATGACCGACTCTACAAAGCAACAGTTAAAATAACCGATAGCGATAACTTCGGCAAAGAGAAAGAATCCTCAATTCATTATCTAGTTGCCGCATCAAACATCAACCGGGCATTGGATAACCTCGAAAAATCACTGTCAACATTTGTAATACCCTATGAGATAGTAAAAATCGAAGATACGAAGTTTGTAGAAGTGATCCCCTACATACCGGACGACAAAGAACGCATACCGGACAATTTAAAACCACAACAATAACACTAAAACTATAATATCATGGAAAAAATCACAGACAAAATTAAATCCTTCGAGGATGCTTGCAAGCATCTCAGACTTAACCCTAACGACCTGCCGGTTGTAGATATGCTTCCGGAGAAAGATAGGAAATCAATCATCGCATTCTACAAACTGACAATTATCATCAGAGCATTGAATGAAGGTTGGGAGCCCGATTGGTCAAATTGGGATGAATGGAAGTATTACAACTGGTTTTACGTCGAAGAAGGAGAAGACCAGCGTTCCTCCGGTTTTCGTTGCGACGGTGCGCGCTACGCGGGTACGGACGCGTACTCCGGCTCTCGGCTTTGCTTTAAGAATATAGAATTAGCCACATACGCCGCAGAACAATTCAAAGAACTATATCGTGAATATTTACTCATTCTTTAAAAGAAAAAACATGGAAAAGACATTAAAAATAACGGAAGAGCAAGCAAAGAAACTCTACTTGGAAGCATCTGCAAACTTAAAAGAAATCCTTGAATTGAACTTCGGGAAGACAACATTTCTGAAAAACTTTCAAGACGCAGTAAAGACATACTATGATGCTTGTGAAATCATAGGAGAAAAGCCGATTGACGAACAGCATTTAATGGACTGTGGACTCGGAAAGTCGGAAATCGCATTCATGAAATTGAAAACAATCTTCAAAGCTGCAAATAAAATGAACAACGATTGGAAAGCAGATTACTCCAATTCAAGCCAGTATAAATATTATCCGTATTTTGTTTGGCGTTCCTCCGGTTTTCGTTACTACGTTACGAACTACACGCATACGTACGCGGGCACCGGCTCTCGGCTTTGCTGCGGTACATCTGATGATGCAGAATACATCGGAAAAAAATTTGAAGATTTATATAACGATTATTTTGGATAATGGAAAATAATGATGATGGAAGCCTGGGATTTCTGAATATTCAGCCCGATGAAGACAGGAAATAAAATCTTACATTAAATTTTGCAATTATGGATAATAGCCGTATATTTGTGGTGCTCAATTGGCAAAGCGAGCACCACAAATTACAAATGAAGGTATTTTTTATACCATATCGTGACTTATATCCATAAGTAAATTATAAGTCGTCGAAGTCCTGAGTTGCATAGCCTTCTTTGTAAGTGTTATGTTCGCTTTGCCAAAAGAACAGGAAGTCGGCGACTTTCTTATTTTTATTAACTTATAATTCATCAACGTATGGCAAAGCGAAGTGAATCTGTAAGTAATGTGAATCATAGTACCATTACAGCACGTCCACCCCGACGAAACGAGGGTAAATTACTTTCCGAAGTAAAAGAGTTGCAACAACAACTAATCCAAGTAAGACAAAAATTAGAGATCGAAAAGAACTGCAAGAATCAGGCGTATTACTTTATTCTCAGTTCCGGCAACTTCAGAAAGTTTGCTGAGTTCCACAAAACGCATAAGGCAAGCCTTGATTATCACGGAGCTTGCATGGCGCAGCTTTATCTTGATTCGTTTGAAAAATAAGTAAACCACACAAATATGGAAGAATTGATTATTACTTCTAACGATGGTAGAATGTCATCGTTAGAAATTGCACAGATTACCGAAAGAGAACACAAAGATGTCATGCGTTCAATTCGAAACATGGAAGAATCTTGGTTAAAAATAGCCGGGCGCAATTTTGCGCTGGGCACGTATAAAGATGCTAATAAGCAAGATAGACCATGCTATTATCTGACAAAAACCGAATGTTTATATGTCGCAACAAAATTCAATGACGAAGCAAGGGCTAAATTGGTTTTACGTTGGGAACAATTAGAAATAGAAAAGCGAACAGAACAAAGCAATCTTTCCCCGGCTGAAATGCTTCTCAAACAATGTCAGATCATGGTAGAACATGAAAAGAGATTGTCAACCGTTGAGCAGAAAGTTAATGAGGTATTAGCTATTCGGGAAGAAGCGCAGAAAGACATGTTATCACTCCCTCTTTCTACTGATGCTGTTCCTGAATTAAGCATGAGAGATAAAGTCCGTGCTTTGGTAAACAAATATTCCATGCACTTCAATGTTCCTCAAAAGAATGTGTGGGACCATATTTACCAAACCCTTTATTACAATTATCATATTGCACTGCGTTCCTACGCCAGAAAGAAAAATGAGAGTCTTATTGATGTAGCTGAACGTGTAGGCGCATTGGATAAAATGTACGCAATTATTTCAAACCTATCAAGGCAAAACGGATTAGTAGCATAAATTCCTCTTTAATAAAGAATCAGCATGAAAAATAACTACACAGAAGAACAAAAAGAAAAGGTATGCGATTTAGTTTATAAATGGATGGTTGAGAATAATTGTCATTCGGCAGAACATGCATCGCAGGATGACGATTGTACGATCAATGCCATCGACTTAGTATGTGAATTAGCTGAAATAGTTGGAATACCTTACGATGAAGATTAACCTATGCCCCGCATCCCGAAACCCAAACAACCAAAACCGATCATTTCCCGGCTTTCAACAAATTATTCCGACTGCCTGAAATGTATCTACTACCAACCGTGGAAATTCGGATTGGTTGATTGCCCGTTTTCGGTGGTGCCGCATGAAAACTGCGTGGACAGAAAAATTGAATGTGTAAATTATAAAAAAACATGATTGAAAATACTATTAAAAAAATTGAGCAATGGGTTGTCGACAGAAACCTGCATACCCAGGATCCAAAAGTACAGATGTGTAAAACAGTTGAAGAACTCGGAGAACTGGCCCGGGCAATAAACAAAGGCGATAGGGAAAAACAGACAGACAGCATCGGGGATACGGTTGTCACTCTCATCTGTATATCAAAACAACTGGGTATTGATTTCAGTGAATGTGTTGAATATGCATACAACGAAATCAAAGACCGGAAGGGGAAACTTATCAACGGGATATTTGTAAAAGAGGCGGATTTTGTATAAAAAATTAAATAAAAAATCATGATAGCACTAATTATCACATCCTTATCAGGAGACTACTCCGGTATTGCTGAAGAAGTAGAAAAACAACTCCAAAACCAAGACAAAAAGCAAGAATCCGATGAAGTTGTAAGTATCCATCAGTTCGACATGCTTTCCAGGTCCTATGATGCAAAATTTGACGAATGCGAAAAACTCAAAGCCCGAAATCAGGAATTGGAAAAGTCAAACATTAAACTCATGGAGACGGTTAACAAGTACCGGTACTTTATCGAGTGCCAACGAAACGAAATAGATAAACTATGAATTTTTAAACATGAAAGCAGAAGATTTAATAACCAGAAATACTTTATCCAATATTATTTTGGATAAAAATCAACATGTAGTGTTTATTCCAATTGCAATTACTGCTATAAACATGGCTAGGTCCGAAGAACGGAAGAAAGCTATTAAGGCATTCAAAATTGTAACAGATGGTTATTTGAACTGTGGAGGAACTAGTCGTCAAGCAGAGGTATTAGCACAATTTAAAGAGATACTAGGGTGTTCTAATATTAAAATTTGAAACATGGAATACGACGAATTACTCAAAGACCCGCGCTGGCAGCGTAAACGGTTAGAAGCAATGCAAGCGGACAAATTCACATGCCAGATGTGTTTTCGTTCAGACAAGCCTTTAAACGTCCATCACAAAAAGTATATCCAAGGCGCTGCTCCATGGGAATACGATACAAGTGATTTAATCACCCTTTGTGAAAAGTGCCATGCAAAATATCATCGGGATATAGCCAAAACAAAAATAATGATTGACACACTATTAATTATATCAGAACGGTTAAAAGCTGCAATATGACATGGCAAGGCAATTAAAAGAAGGATTGGATTTTTTTTCTTTTGATGTCGATTTTTTTGATGACGAGAAAATAGGTGCAATTTCGGGAGAGTTCGGGATAAAAGGAGAAATTACGGCAATAAAGCTGCTATGTGCGGTATACAGAAATGGATACTTCATTATGTGGAATGAGCCGTTAAAAATGAAACTTTTAAAATCCCTTCCCGGAATAAGTTCTGAACTGCTGGAACAAATCGTGAATCGCTTAGTTAGGTGGGGGTTCTTTGACAGCTCCTGCTTTAACTTGGAAAAGATTCTGACAAGTGAAGGTATTCAGAAGCGATATTTCTCGGCAATAAAAAGAAGAAAACCAAAGGAAGAATATCCTTATCTACTCATTAATGTAGACAATAATCCTATTAATGTATTCAACAACGACATTAATGTATACAAAAGTACACAAAGGAAAGGAAAGAAAATAAATAATTCCCCTATAAATCCCCCTTTAGATTTTTCTGGGGACGAAATCATGCACATCCATGAACTGAAAAAAAGAATATTTTCTGACGAAACAGCATGGATGGAAACTGTTGCCATGAAAAAACACATCACACCGGACGGCATAACAGAGTGGATAAACAATTTCTTTGACGAGCTTGAATGCACCGGAGAAAACATGAAAAGCGTGAAAGACTTCAAATCTCATTTTTTTCGATGGCTTAAAATCCAACTAAAAGACAGAAAGGAGGAAAACAATGACAGAAGACTTGAAAACTGGTAGATCAAAATCGACAATTACAGAAAAGGCTGTTTTAGGGGCGATGTTAGTGTCCCCTGATATAATTACCGATGTCGTATCGAAATTAAGCGCAGACTCTTTCTTTGATGTCGAAAACAGGATAATTTTTGAAGCCATTCTAAAACTGAATGACGATAACACGCCTGTAGACCTGATTTCCGTTGCCGAACAACTGAAACAATCCGGTAAAATCGAAGAAGCAGGAAATTACAGCTATCTGGCAGAACTTACCAACCAGTCAGGATTAGGAATTGCGCGGATAGAATACTACTGCAAAATACTCTTACAATTACAGGTCGAACGCCTGTTGATAGACATGAGTATGGAAATTATCCGTATGTCTGACGGAACAAACGACGTATCAGATACGATTTCATTTGCTGACAGGCAACTACAACGCATCAATGATGTACTTTCCTGCAACAACAGAATGGAGCACATTTCAACGGCAATAGAGAAAGCAGCCGATGAATCAATTATCCGGACAAACAATCGAAGGCAGGGCAAAATGACCGGTGTAACATCCGGATTAAAAGAACTCGACACGATGACCTCCGGATTCAAGGGTGGAGAATTAATAATCCTTGCCGCCCGTCCGGCGATGGGCAAGACGGCAATGTTGTTGTATTTCGCAAAAAGTGCTGCAAGACAGGGTATTCCAGTCTGTATATACTCCCTCGAAATGGACAGCATTAGTCTTGCCGACAGGTTGATATTATCAGAAACGAGTATCGAAGCAGACAAGTACCGGAACGGATACATATCAAACGCAGAGTTTAACGAAATCGCAGGAGCGAAAAAGAGACTTTCAGAACTACCGATTTACGTAGACGACAATCCTATCGTATCAATGCGGTACATTCGCACACACTCTAAAAAAATGGCTAGGCAAGGGAAATGCGGATTGATACTTGTCGATTATCTCCAGCTTGCCGATATGAGCGAAAAAGGTAAGAACAGAGAGCAAGAAGTGGCACAGGCGAGCCGGCAGGCAAAGATAATTGCAAAAGAGCTTAATGTGCCGTTTATCCTCCTTTCTCAGCTTAATCGTGCTTGTGAGGAGCGAATGGATAAGAAACCACAACTTTCCGATCTTCGGGAATCTGGAGCCATTGAACAAGATGCTGACAAAGTAATATTTGTTTATAGACCGGAGTATTACAAGCTGGAAGACCAGCATGGAAACCCAATAGTCGGAGAAGGAGCGTTGATAATGGCAAAGCAGCGTAACGGTGCTGTCGGAGATGTAAAGTTTAGGTATAACGAAAGTCTGACACAGATATATGATTACAATAACGCCAATCCATTTTAATGGTAAATCACTAAAGAGATAAAATGCCGCTATATTTACCCCGAGGCTGGTAAAAAAATACGATAAAAAACATAAGCATGGAAACAAGTAAAAACCAAGCAAACATACTAAGCAACTTATCTTTCGTATTAGTAGATATTATTGAAAGTTGCTTTATCGAGGCTAATGAAAAACTGAAATCCGAAAACTGCGAATTTAAACACGAAGCTAAACGGGAGTTCAACCTCCTTCTTTCCCATTGCCGGAACCTGAAAAGATATGTCCGGAATTGCAGCGAAGAAACTCAGGAGTTTTTCGGTAAGGATTCGGATATGCTGTATCAGGCCTTAAAGCTTATAATCGACAGGTGTGGTACCGATGATGTAAAGCTTTTTAAGTTCTTCAATTACATTAAGACATTCCCGTCTCAGCTTGATATGGATATTGATGACACGGTGTTCAACGGAGTGTGTAAAAAATAGATTTAAAAATTATTGGTGTGTGCTATGGACAAATATGGATCGATAGATCAGAATTGGTATTCTTCCGAAAACCAGAAACATGAAAGGGAGAAGGCGACAGAAGCTTTGAAACAAATGAAAGAACTAGAAAAACAATATGAAAAATCCCGTACTGTGATTATTGAAAGAACACAGTACAAAGGAGTCAGGAAACGGTATTTAAAAACAAAATCATGAATAGAGAAATATTATTTAGAGGGAAACCTATTGATAAAAATTTCGGTGAATGGGTTGAAGGATTTTATATGGAGGATTTGGATAATGGCCGGGTAAAATCGTTTATTTTTAATACCCTTTTACAGATAGAAGTAGATCCGGAAACAGTCGGACAGTTTACAGGGTTAACTGACAGAAAAGGGAACAGAGTTTATGAAGGTGATATATTCGAAAGTATCTGCGGAATAATAGCAGTCGTAGAGTGGGATAAAGATGCCAGATTTTTAGGGTTTACATCACAACGAAGAATACTATATGTTGGACGAGAACCTAAGGTAGAGATTATAGGCAATATCCACGACAATCCGTCACTACTCAAATAACGGCTATCACATACCCATCATATTAGTAATGTCTTGATATTCTGTTGTTTTGGGTAATGAGTATCATTCCTGATTGTTAATTTATCATATAAAAATGGACGCCATCAAAATGATGACGTCCGCGCCAACTCCACCACAACAGACACCACAAAAAAACGTGTCTGCTTTATCTATTCTTACCGAGGTAGACCAATACCCTTACAGAAATAAACTCGCAGACACGTATATACGTAGTCCAACGAGCTTAGTATCTGTATTTCTTATTTTGGTCTTTTCGGTAAGTACTAAACTCAACTACAACAATTACAAAACAATATGCGCAACTCTTTGCGCATGGCAAATATAAGAATTATTCCTGAATTTAAATTAATAGAATAATGGATAAAAAACTACTAAACAAAATTCTGCCTTATTGCGGACATGGCCTGAAATCAATATATAAAGATTATTTGTGTAGAATCATTAAAAAATAATCCCTATGCAGAATGATTTTGATTTGTCGGAAAAATGCCGTATGTTTGCTTTCGATTCAGACCAAGAATCTTTTAGTGTAATTGAAAGTGCAGCATTTTTTTATGCTGTTATGTGATGTATCTTATCTAAGAAAATAAGCTACTCAAATCCCTGCGGATTGCTGTGCTTTACTGTACACAATTGATTCTTGGTCGAATTAGGGAGGCGAGTAGCTTTCTTTATTTTATTAATTTCAAATTTCATACGCGAATGACCAAGAATCGTGAAAATTTGAAAGCTGCTATCAGTGTAGCATCTATTCAACGTCCACCCCGACGAAACGAGGGTAAACTACTGCAATTAGAGCGTGAAATCAAGACGCTCAAATCCGAAAACCAGGAATTAAAAACGGAACTGGCTGAACAGAAAAGGCAGAACATTCTGGAAAAGCAGAAGAAAGAGGAAGAAAAACGGTGTAAGAATCGAGCCTATTACTTTATCCTAAGCGATGGTGCTTTCCAAAGGTTTGCCGAGTTCCATAAAACACACCGGGCAAATCTCGACTATCATGGGGCTTGTCTGGCGCAGCTTTATCTTGATTCATTTACTACAAAATAACTTACCATGAAAGAATTAGTTTTATTTGACAAAACTCAAAATAGTATTTTGGGTAATGTCAGATCGGACGGCGACATGCTTAGTCTGACAGATTTATGGAAAGCGGCTAATAGCCCAAATAAAAAAGACCCATCTACATGGCAACGCCGTGAATCAACAATTGAACTTATTGATACAGTGTGCAATTTTTTAAATACCCCCAAAATGGGGGTTTTGAAATCTAAGCGAGGGAAATCAGATGGAGGGACATGGGCGCATAAAAATTTAGCACTTGCTTATGCAAAATGGTTGGATCCCAAACTCCATATTCTAATAAACGAGGTTTTCTTCCAGCGTATCGAAGAAGAAAAAAATCCCGACCTTATAGCAGATCGGTACATTAAAGCCTACAAAAAGAGAGGTAAGGATGAAAAATGGATTCAAGAACGTTTTGAAGGGAAAGTAGTACGTAATACATTTACTTCTACTCTTGCAAAACATGGTGTAAAACATGATGGTTTCCGGCAATGTACGAATGCGATTTACTCCCCTTTATTTGGCGGTAAAACTGATGTAATCAGACAAAAGAAAAACTTACCGGAGAAAGCTAATATCCGTGATAATCTTTCCCGGCTTGAACTTATGTCAGTGAAATTTGCTGAAGAATTGGCTTCGGAAAATATTAAGAACAATAATCTACAAGGCAACAATGAATGTGCAAAAGCAAGTTTTATTGCTTCAAACGCGGTAAAAGATTGTGTTTTAAAAAGCAGACAGAAAATAAATCAAACAATATAAATATGGGTAAAATTTCAATTACATACAATGGGGGAAGTATCCTGATTGAATCAGGGAAAAAGAATTTAACAATAACAGCAGAACAAGCATATTATTTAAAGGAAATGTTATCTGATATTGATAGTAAATATAATCTAAGACCACAAATCCAAAACAAATAGAATATAATAGCAATTCAATAACTCAACCTAGAGGGGTGTAATGTCCCTCTCTAAAATTAATATGTATGAAAAAGATAAATTTCTCAGATAGATATCGGCTTACGCAAGCCGTATTGGAAGGTAGGAAGACCATGACAAGAAGAATTATAACTTGCCCCAGGGAGTTCAAGGGCAAATGGGTGGCAGGTTTTTATATTTATAGGCGCATGTCTGATAATGCGATAATCAACTGGCCTTGTATGTATGATGATAACGAGATTGCATTTGATGAAGGCGAGATACTTCCAAAATACAAGATTGGCGAAGTCGTTGCCATTGCGCAGAGATATTCTGAAATAGGGATAGATCCTTTCCCGTTTTGCGAAGCCGGTTGGAACAACAAAATGTTCGTTCGCTCCGACCTCATGCCCCACCACATCCGCATTACCGACGTCCGCGTAGAGCGATTGCAAGACATTTCCGATGAAGATTGCTTGAAAGAAGGTGTTGTGCAAAAGTTCGATGCGGATGGAACGCCGAGATACCGTGTTCCTTGGGAGAAACATACTTGGGCATACGCCACAGACAGCGCAAAGGACGCATATCATTTTCTCATCGATAAAGTCTACGGCAAAGCTACATGGGAATCCAACCCCTATGTATTTGTTTATGAATTTGAATTAGTAGATTAACATGATACCCTACAAAACCAGCAAAGACTACAAACGGCTCAAGGAGCTGCTTGATAAAGGAGAAAAAATAACTGTATTTTTCTTGCATAAATCAGGGTATGGAACTGAGCATAAAATACGCAAAACAGCAGAAAAGAAATATAACGAAATAGCACACTGTGACGGATATTTTATAGGCCCAATGACCATATTCCCTTTCAGTCAAAAACCTTTTGAATACTACTGTGAAAAATACAATGTTGAATTTATAGAGCCAAATTTATGAAAGATCAAGTTTTATCAATAAGTCAGATGAGACATCTAAGAGACTTAGGTGTTGATACACAGGAAGCCAGTGTTGTACATCTCTTTAAAGATGAAGAGGGGAATTATATAGATTATGATGAAGCAGAAGCTTTAAGGGAAGAAATCGTAGTATTAGACAGATACTATGATGCTGAAATGGGGAACTATGACCACTCACTTAGAATGGATTACGGAGTGTTTACTCTCCAAGATTTATTAAATATTATCCCTTCCAGAATACTCTCTGAATCAAATGAAGTATTTTCTCTTAGAATAGAAAGATGTATAGATGAGTGGGGAATATACTACGGGACTACTGAAGATAGTGACGGAAGTAAACTTTCCACTCCAATTTATGGGGATACGTTACTAGAATCTGCTTATGAAATGCTTTGTTATCTTGCTGAAAATAAACTTTTAGAGAGGAGGGGGAAATGAAATATAACAACCTGTACGAAAACAAGTTATGAAAATTTGTATAATTCTAATCCATGAAATACCTTTTGTTCATGATATTATGGATAAAGTAGACCTTACAGAAAGAGGGAGTAAGGTGTATGTCAAATTTAAAGCAATTAAAAAGGAATTGCATGGTGAAAGCGAAGATGATTTCAAAAAAGTTGTAGAAGCTACATGCTTCGAACAGCACAAAGAATTGCAAAATCTGGAGAGAATAGGCAAACCTGTGTTTGTATATGCCGTATCAAACAAATCACATCGCATTGTTTATTTTCGGAAAGGCATAAATCAAGTTTCAGACGGTAAAAATATATATATGTTTGATGATTTGATTTCTCGTTTTTTATCTGTTCAAACAGATAGCATGCGGAAAGTTATCAATGTAGGAGACGAAATAGACGGCAAGTTTCATCCAATAAAATGCTACAAATACAATAACATTCAATAAGTAAAAAAAAAGGAGGGAAAGAAATAAGTATGAAAGAACAAGCTCTAAAAGAGTACAGTGAAACTACATGTAAAAATCAATGGTATATATGCCAGTGTATATTTACGTTTAATAAACTAAAGGATATTGTTGAACCGGGAAATGGGAAGAAATTTCAGGAGAGAGGATACTGGTTTAAATGCCTTACAGACAACGTAAACCATATTAGGGGACAATTTATTGGGCATCCGGAATATATCTTCAAAAAGGCTACCATTGAAGATATTAAAAATCACACATTTAAAGATGAGAAGAAATGTACACAGTAAATTTATGCAGATGTCCTTATTGTGGATCCTACCATTATGAAGTAGGGTATTTTACATCTGGAGCTAACTGTAGATGTTGTGATTGTGGAAGTATGTTTTGGTATAATTTTAGTTTGAATACTTAAGTAAAAAGTTATGACACAGGAAGAAAAAGATATCTTATTAAAAGATTTAAGTGCAAGACTTCCATACGGAGTTAAGGTTCAACTTAGTACAAACGAGGTTGGTATACTGCATGAGGTAGCAAAAAGAACCTGTACTGTATTTACAAAAGGCAGGATTACCCCTCCTGATTTTTACGATGTACGTATAAATGATGTTAAGCCGTATTTATTTCCATTATCTTCCATGACATATGAGCAGATAAAGGAATTTAACAGCCTTAGTGATCTGCATGTTGATATATATGAGGCGTCATCAGAATATAAAATTTTTACGATTTGTTCTAAATCTACAATAGGTCCTGAGGACGAAACAGAATTTGTAGAAATAACCCAAGATGATATAATCTCCGCAATCGACTGGCTAAATGCCAATCATTTTGACTATCGCGGATTAATAAACAGAGGCTTAGCAATTAATGCTACCAACTTAAATATTTATTGATATGAAAAACCAAGATACTGATCCACAACTTGAATGTCTATCTAATCAGAGGCAGATTGATACAGAGTTTAACTCTATTCCTTCCGGTTATAAGAAGGGTCCTTTATGGATCAAACTTAGAGAAAGAAAGCCTAGAATAGGATATCCAAACTATGTGTTAGTTAAACATGGAGAAGACGCATTTACTGCTATGCTACAACTCTATGAAGGTGAGTTGTATTGGGATGTGTATGGATGTGGATATATCTGTGTTTCAGAAAATGATTGTTGGATGGAAATACCTGGATGAAAGACAGTCACAATAAAGAGAAGAAAAGATTATTAAACCTACATTAAATAAGAAATAACACTAAAGAATATGGAAACAAAAGAAAATAACAAATTTAAACCATATTATAATAGAGTAGAAATTTATGATGAAGATTTTTGGTGTATATCAAAGAATTATTCAAAAACTAATAGTAATCATTAATTATGGAAGTAAAGATTCAAATACCAGACAATTGTGAACTCATCAAAGATGGGGACACGTATATTGTAAAAGAGAAGAAGAATGATAAGCCAAGAATTTGGGAGGAGTTCTGCGAGAAGTATCCAATTAAAAAAGGTGAGGCATATATTGATTCCCTTTCTAACATAATAGTTGCTAAGTCAGATTTTGAATGCCGCAAAGAATTAACAAACTCAAACTGGTGTACTTCAAAAGAAGAAGCAGAAGCATTCTTAGCTCTTATGCAATTAAGACAGTTGAGAAAAGCATGGATTTGTGATTGGGAACAACCTAATAGTCATTCTATTGTTTATGTAATTAAATATGACCTTGATACAAATAAAGTCAGATTAGCAAGTGGTAATTTTTGGGGTAGTTGTACTCTTTCTTTCCCAATCTTAGAAATGGCAAAAGAATTTCTCAATTGCTTTAGAGATTTATGTGAAACAGCTAAAATTTTATTGTGATGGATATATATACATTCAGTAGAGCTGAGACAATTCAAGAGGAGTTAGAGGAGTTAAGAAATGAGAAGGATATTTGGGAAGGTGCTACGAGTTTTTGTTCTGGAACAGAAATTTGGGATGGAAATCATAAATATGTAATTAGAACTTCTCTAATCGACTTCAAAGAGTTAAAGAATAGAACTCTTGCATACATTGATTCTAAAATTGAAGCATTAGAAAAAGAATTTAAAGAGCTATGAAGATGTGGCTAAAGAAATTATTTTGTTGTCATGAGTGGCAAATATCTCATATTACAAAATATACTACTTGTGATAGGGTGTTATTGATATGTAAGAAATGTGGTAAACTTAAAGTTAAACATGATAACAGTGCAGGAATTAATTGATGCACTTCTCAAGGTAGAAGATAAGTCGAAAGTAATAGATTGTGAAGACCCTCAAACAATTACTTATGATATTCATACGGTAGAAGAGAGTGAAAGTATGGTAAAACTTTATATTGCTTGAGTTATGGAATGCAAGATAGGAGAAATATTCGAGTATAATAGTGATTGGTATCAGTGTATTCGTGCATCCAAATTTGATTGTTTTGATTGTGATTTAGGACATATTTGGAATTGTAAATCTAAGTTTCCTTGTGAAATACTGCAAAGAAAAGATGGTGAACAAGTTATCTTCAAGAAACTTGAAAAGGTCGGAGAGCCGTATCAATATATAGACGGCATTTATCAAGAATATAAAGCTACACTACCATTCTTTATTAGAGATGCTACTTATATTGAAACAGTAAATGGATTTGCAATTAAAATCAAACAAAACAAAGAAGATATGGAAGAAAAGAAAATACAACATTATGATTGTTTCTTTGATAGAGAACCATCTAAGTCTAATTTGAAACCCTTTGACCTTGAAGCAGCCAAGGCAGGTAAGCCCGTATGCACAAGAGATGGGCGCAAAGCAAGGATTATTTGTTTTAATGCTAAAACATTGTGTGATTATCCTATAATAGCCCTAGTTGAAGGTGTATATCACCCAACATATAAAGGAGGATTAATTATGTTAGCAATTACATTTGAAGAGTATAAAAAGTATGGGTGCCCGAATTGCGGGTGTTTTACTCAAGTTAGTAGCTCATCTGGTTTGGGAAGTTCGTTTGTGACTTGCAATCATTGTAAACTACATTTTGAAATTAGAGCAAATGAGCATATAGAGAGTCATGTTAAAAGTGGAGTTCGTCCCAAAGAACCATGGAATCCAAAAAGCGAATTAGTGTTTGAATCCGGAATTTTAATTAAGCATCCTCGCACTGATATCCCCAAATGGCACTGGGAACCAAAAGATGTCAGACCTGAACATGGAGAGTATTGGTCACCAAGAGGCATTGGATACGACCTTAGTGGATTTGTAAAATCAAAACGAGCAGGTGAAAGGATTCATGAAATAGTAAAGAAAGTGCTTGGAAAAGAAAAACCTAAAAGTTGGCTTGATTATAGAGAAAATGAGCCGACTTGGATTCAATATAAATTGCACCCCGAAGAATTTAATCTTGAACAAATTTATATTAAAACCAAAGATAGTGGAATACTAACGGAAGAAATATTAATCGAAACAAAAATTTAAGATATGCATACAATACCTTGTTTTATTCAGAAAAATACACCGGAATTAGTAAAAAAATTAAAAGATTTAGGATTAAAGGTCTATTTAGATTGTAAGCCTAATTACTTACTAGCATGCCATGGAGTAGTAACCGGGATTTGGTCAGAAACAGTACTTGAAGATTTAAAAAGTAATGGAGTAATAGATTGCGGTGATAATGAGGACCTTTTTCGTGCTATTGCTGCTCTCCGGGATGATAGTGATGTTAATCAATGGTTTGTTATGGATGTAGAAATATATACAGATTTTCCACAAGGCAGTTGGTTTATGGCAACAGATCGCAGTGGAGGAAGACATGTTGGTACACAAATAGAACCTCTATACTGTCATAAAGCTACAGTAGAAGAACTTATAGAACATTTTGGTGGTGATAATGTAGGGAGCAAATAAAATAATCCTTTAATAGAAACATTTTCGAATATGAGAAAAGCAAAAATAATAAAAGGAGGCCTATGTCATGTCCTGTGTGATGATGATGAAGTATATGTACATTCCATCTGCCCGGAAAATGGTAAGGCTATAGTGGAAATTTCTGATGGAAGATTACTTAATGTAGATATTGAAGATATACAATTTAAAGATTCTCCTGAACCAGATAGAGGTATAATCCTTCAATCTTACTCTGTCTGTCCTGTTTGTCATGGGACCGGCAAGGTTACTCCTGGTTTTTATACATCTGGTACCATAGGACAAAATTCAGATTGGTCTAATACCTGCCGGACATGTCACGGATGT